ACCATTCAAATTGATCCTCTTTTACTTCAAAGTGATGTGGAGTATAAAACCTTAGTAGAAAATAATAAAGTCGACGAATATAAAATGGGTGGTCTATTCCCTAAGAACATAGGACGAAATTATGGTTCTCTCAGAGGGTTAGAAAGATTTGTGCAGCAAGTTATAAAACCCGACGATGAACAAATAACCCTCAGAGGGGTGGAGGTAAAGACCTTGTTTCGAAGTAAGACGACTCGGGTTATTTTGTACCAGATCGGAACTCAATATGTTGTTGGAAAAAGAACCATAGATCCGATGAAGAAGATCGAGTTTGTCCACGAATCTTTTATAGGCAAGTTCGTGGTTAACAAGCTTCTTAAAGCATGTCCAAATTTCATGTTCACTCTGCTTTACCGAGACGAGCCCTACATAACGTATTCGCCTCATGAGTACGCCGCCGAAGACTCCGGTAAGGTGAAAGAGACCACGCTTTTACAGGAGTTCATCCAAGGCCCAACTCTCCAGGAGTTCCTCAAAAGCTGCTCTTTCCAGGCATACCTGGAAGTCGTTCTGTCTTTGTCGTGTGCTTTGATAATTGCACAGAAACAGTGTGGGTTTGTCCACCACGATTTAAAGCCGTGGAACGTCGTTGTCAACATCCTGCCTGCGCCGATCGAAATCGATTATTACCTTGACGTTGACCTGAACTACAAAATAAAGACGAGGTACATACCGGTAATAATCGATTATGGCAAAAGCCATATTATCTTCAATAACATACATTATGGTATAATCGAGCCTTACAATACCAATAAGTATATTGATTTCGTAACAATGATAATATCAACCATAAACGAGTTAGTTTTACGTCAAAAAGAGGAGAATCAGTTGGGGCTAAACGACCTTATTTATGTTACAAATTTTCTGTGCGCAAGAAGAGTGACCAGTCTCCGCGAGCTACAGGCTTTCTTGTATAAGACGAAGAAGTTCGGCAATCTGAACGTGGACGATATAAGGATTGACTCGGCTTCGGAAGACCAGACCATTTTCGAAAATTTCTTCAAATACATAGTGCCTTTGCTGCGCAAACATAGAATAAGTTTCGGGAAGGACAGAGCCCTGGCTTTGAAGACGGTTTGGTCATCGAACGCGAGACAGATTGCTGATATGGGACTTGGATTGGAGTTGCAAGATAAGGTTCAATCCTATCTTAATGTTGTGAGAAGAATATACCAGCACCCTATGCCTCAGGCAACCAACCGCTTTACGACTATCATGATCGCGCAAAAAATGTTCGAGGGTCTCATGATACCCAAGAGAGAGTTTATCGAATTCGCCGCGCAAACCCGTCGAGCAGAGAGAGAGTTTATCGAAGCCGCGCAAACCCGCCGGGCAAAGGGTGAAGCGGCCGATCATGTTCTCGATATCCTTCGGCCAGAAGCTCTAACCGAAGCGAGAGTTAGAGAGGTGCTCAAAGAATTCGACAGAATGGAAAAGTTTATACAGGACTTTTATACCACCCAGCTAAATAGAAAAACCCAAGAGGTGTTTAACACGCAAACAGACCCTGGAGTGTATGAGAGCGTGATGAATTTTGCTACAAAGCCAAGTAGAAGCCTGTTCTTAAGCTCGGACCAAGTTAAGGCAAACGTTATCCAAGAACTGAAACGTCTGCCAGAGTCTTTTCCGCCTTATCAACACTATAAGTCCTTAATACTTGACGTGTTGAGGTACAGAGGCCCGTTCCAGATACAGGAGGAGGACAAACGGTTTTATATGGATAACTTCAGACTTATTTTCGATAAAGACTACATTTCTAAAGTAGAGGATATTGAAACCATACGATTTTATATCATGACCCAACCTCAGATGGCGCTGATGCGCCGCGATGAGGACTAACAAAAACCAAATTTTATGCTTATTTTTAACCTTTTTAGGATAAAGAGACGTGTGATCTCGCCGCTTTAAACGGCCATTTGGGCTGTCTTAAGTACGTTGGGCCTTCGGCCCAACGTACGTAGCCCGCCAGGGCGGGCGAAGTACGCCATTAAAAACGGATGCGGCTTTACACGTGTAAACTCCGTCTGGTGAAAAGATAAAAGATAATAATAAATGCTTGGGTATGTTTACGTAGTAACCACCAACCGCTATCAACGCAAGTCTATAGTTAAGATTGGCTTCACAACCAATCTAACGCACAGACTAAAACTATTTAATGCCACCAGGATAGACAACGACTTGTTCTACTGCGTCCGTCGTTGGAGAACCGTCCACTACTCCCGACTAGAAGCCTTTCTACACATGCGATTGAACGATTATAGGGTAAAGAACGAATTTTTTAAGGTTCCTTTATCCCTCATCGAAGAACATGTTGAAGAGTTTGCTACGACCAATGGTCCGCAGTTTTTCTACGATGATGTAGTACTCGTTAATAAAGATTTGTTCAAGGTTCAATGGATCCCTTCAAAACAAATTTTTATATATAATGACGAATTGAACCATAATGGATTGAACCATAGTCGTGGTAAAAGCCGTATTAAGTATGTGGACGAGATCAGTATGAGGGAAGTAGTAGTCGAATGGCTTGCTTGTGTCGATGTCTACGGCCTTCTCCGATTCGTGTGTCAGGATGTGATCAGGAGATTGGTCGAGTTACTCAAAGAGTCGCCGACATCGCCTAAACGTCGCTCGAACAAGGACAAGGACGTGTTCGACTTGTCTGCGCACTTCAGACTGTTGAAGCTGTAAATATTTTATGCTTATTTTTAACCTTATATAAGGTTAAAAATAAATATATATAAATGGTACCTACTGATTTGCAACAGAAATGCGTTGGAACAAACACATAATTATTTAAGTATTTTATGGGCATAGCCTCGATACTCTTGGCACCCAAACCTAAAGTCGTTTATGATCGGAGCCTTGTAGTAGAACACGCACTCTTTCCAATCATTAGTATTGGCCGAGTTCTGGATATATAAGGCGGTATAGTCACCTGTGATCGAGTCCATTATTTGTTCAAATAAACTAAAAGATGGTATGATTCCTGCATAATTGTCGTATAATTTTTTTCGTATGGCTATATTGGACTCTCTGAAAATGAACACTCCGTCCGTGTTTGATCTTATATGGGGTCTGACATCGAGCGCATACTGAAGCGAGACTATGTACAGCATCTTCCAATGCCTGCCGTTTTTGTACAGACCTGGTTGAGGCGCTTTATTAAACACACTTGGGTCGTCCATGCAGTCGTCAACGATCAATATTAGCCACGGGTTTATCATGTGCTTTCGTGCACCTTTTTGGCGTATAATACATTTCGAGATGGCTTCGGGATCGTATTCGTCGAAGACATAGGCATCTGGCATAAACTTCTTATAAAAGCCGGTCTCCGACTCTGTGCCAGACATTGCGACGCCTACAGGTATGATCTGGCTCTTGTTGTAGAACAGAGACTTGATTAGAGTGGACTTTCCGCTGTTAGGCTTGCCTATGATAAAAATCTTCATCCCTCCTTGTTCTTGGTCTACATAGTTTTGCGGGTTAGGACTTATAAGGTCCAAGTTGAGTGGTCTGATACTGATATTATTGTCTAATGCGGTCATCTTTATTAGATACTATTTCTACGCAGCCCGCTAGGGCGGGCTGCGTATGTTGAAAGCGGATGAAAACAAGCAAATCATGAAGGCCAAATGCCGAGGAGGGCGTTAAAGGGTTAAAACCAAATCCCCAGGGATTTTAGTCTTTGTTGAAGAGTTTCTCTGAGAAGACACTTATAATAAAGATGGACCTATTTTTAGCCACGATTCTCTTTTTAGGACTCATACCTTTAATATGGTATTTCATAAGCATCGGTACAATACACGAACATTTTTCATTTGATGATTTTTTGGTACAGAACTACCATCAAAAACCAAATTACAAACAGAAGGTGGTTTTAGTGATAGAGTCGTATATAGATACGAATAAAGTAGTAAGTTTGCTGAGAAATGTGTTACAACAAGTAATTAAGGTTAACTCGATCATACTAATAGCGCCGAACAACCACAGCGCGTTGAAGAAGATCAACCTGATTCGCAACACATGTGTGCTTAACAAGGTTGGCGGACTCTCCTGTTTGTTGAAGGAGAGCAGCAACGATACCATACTTGTGTTTATTTTTTCCGAAGGGTTCGAAGTATTCGAGAAACCGCACTTCTTGAAGGAATACCTCGAAACAGGTCGCTTCGTTAACGGCCTTGTGAAGGTTAACACATCTGATGTTGTTGTGGATATAAACAAAGTTTACGACACTTAGGTAAAAATTGAATTTAACCCTATTAAAAATTAAAAAATAAACATGGCATCAGATAACCATAAAAATACTCAATACGGACCGCAATACGAGAAGATTAACCTGTCGAGAGTCGACAGGAAGAAGGTCAAGCAGAAGCTTGGGATCGAAACGACCGAAACCATCAAGATCGTCGACGAGATGAAGAGACCGAAAGAACTGCTTGCCTATCCTTGCCCACCAGAGACGGAGCCTCGTACGGTCAGAAGGTGTTACTGGGACCATCATGTATTCGACGGCCCTAGTATATTTTGTCCATTAAATTATGTGCCTAAACAAGTCGCAAAGAAAGGCCAAAACGAAATTAAAACCCGGATAGGCAATACGTTAGCGACTACTAGATTAGCGACGACTGATTCTGTCATTAATAGTTATACTATTAGAGAGAATATTTCCAAATATAAGGATGTTTCTGACCACAAGAACCTAATAGAGGTTACAGATGCGTATTATGAGGTTGATGGTGTTTTCTGTTCACCAGAATGTTGTCTAGCTTTTATAAACAATGAAAAATCTAAGGCTGGCGGTTCTCAATACGCCGATTCTGAAAGACTACTGTACTCTATGCTTGAATTAAGTTCAAGGATTTTCCCGGCAAACAGTTATAGACTATTAAAAGAATATGGGGGGAATTTAACCATAGAAGAATTTCGTAGTAAGAATAAAGGTTCTAAGTACAAGTGTCACGGAACGACAGTGTTAGTATCTCATCTGTTTGAGAAGAAGCTTAACTTGCTTACCGAGTAGTGTGTTAAAAAGGTTAAAAAACATTCTACTAAGGTTAAATAAACTTTTTACTTATTTTAATGCTTCGTATAAGCATTAAAATATAATTAGTCTCGGTCATCTCATCCGGTTGCTAATTCTAAGCGGGTTCGGAATATGGAGCAAAAATTAAATATGTCTTTAAGGTTAAATATAATCTAAGCGAGTACTGTGTTCTATGTATACCTAAAGGATAAAATAAGCATCAAAAATTAAATATGCCTTATGTTATTAAATAAGTTAAAATACTGATTCTAAGTGGTTCGGAGCAACATTTCGTTGGGTGGGTCCAACGTGCGGAAGAACAAGAGCAGTGAGTTGATCGGTTCAGGCGGAAGGGTATGGGTGGTCGACAACGGAGATCATCAGTTGTTTAGACGTTGTATTTCTTTTCAAGTCATCTTTGGAACAGAAACCCGTATGGGCGTTGTAAACGGAAAGAATTTCGGCGTAGTTTAATGGCGGCAATATAGGCACGCCCTCCCACTCGTTTATTTTACCTTCATAGTCGACATGTATTTCTTTAGGGTGATAATGGCCCAACTCGTCCGATAAAACCTTGTTGAACGGCGAAGGCAACAAATCGGCGCTGTGCGGCGGGAGAATGCACAGCAGTTGGAAGAAAGGGTCGATTTCGGACATGCACTGTCCTTTATCGTCGTTGAGACGCGGCACTCTTGGTTCTTTAGTGTGGTCGCGTTGAAGATAATTCAGCAGATCTAAGGCCGATGGTGCAAACTGGCTCGGATAGTACATAGCCCAGTCTATAGTAGCGCTGCCATAAGCATAGTAGTTGAATACCCATTTTATTACTTGAAGGTATGCTTTTACCAGCTTTTGGTCTATTTTATGATGAAGAGTATACGCTTTCAAATAATGCATTGTTGCATCTTTAAATAAAATTTCTTTTTTTATAGCTATATCAAGCATAATATTTGAATATCCGTATTCTCTTGTTTTATAGTGTTGCACGGCTTGAGGATTAATGTCGTTTAAAAGATGGCTAAAGAAACCAATTAGATGTTTAAAATTAATTTTTATCTTGGCCAGACCATTTGTCGAAGTTTGTTTGGCCTTGGAGTATCGGAACGTTATGTAGCCAGGAGTCGTGAAGTAATATTTCATCATCAGGTCCAACCCACCATCGTAGATGTTGAAGAGCGGTATGGCTGGCAGAAAGTCGTTTCCGACCATGAAGCACAGAATGACGAAGTCGCAAACAACGTATTCGGAGTCTGGCGGCTGGTAGTCCGGTTTACGCAAAGCAAACTTCAACAGACTCTTCTTGAACTGGTTAATGTTTATCATTAAATAATTTGTCTTCTTAAACGTCAAATCTTCCCTGAAAATATAAATTAAATTATCTTTTAAAAATAAGGTGGATATAAGCAGAGATAACATAATAAGGTCGGCGTCGTTTCCGACCACGATAATAGTAAACTTGTTGTCATGTATTCTGGCTCTGTTAGATCTTAAAAAATCGTACAGTTTGTGTTCGCCTTCTCCCGGAACCAGAGAATCCATGAAGTAAATTGTTGTTGTGTTTAGCCATTCTTTTTCTAGTTTCAGTTCTATGCCGGTTTTGAGGTGTTGTCCAAGTCTATACAGGAAATCTGTCCCAGGGGAAATGCAGTTGGAGTCAAATCCGCCAGCGGTCTTCCTAGACATGAACCGACGTTGTCTCTGCTGTATCTGTTTAGATATAGGCGCTACGCCATCTATGCATAAGACTAGTTCTAGGGGATTCAACAGAGTAACAAGGGAGTTAATATTGTTCAGCACGTCTTCGAACACCAAGAGGTCCTTATCCCCACTGTAAATCGGAGGAGGCTTCTTTAACAGACATTTCGGTTCGAAGGCGCCATACTTATAAATTTTTTGACATGAGGTGTGAATTATACCATTCAGATCTAACATCAAGAGTATTGGATCTGGAGGGTGTTTGTTCACCTTCTCATCATATTGCCGAATAGTTTTTGGGAATGATTCTTTGAACCATTTAAAAAAATATTTAATTCCCATGTTTATTATTCTACAAAACTTGGGACACTTTTCAAGTTTTTACTTTATGGTCTGTTAACCCTTAAGTTGAAGTAAGAGTGAATAAACGTCTATATTTTGATGCCTGAAAATATAAGCTACATCAAAACAAGCGTGTTCAGTCAGTACGTTATCTTATACTTGAACGATCCATCGTCGATCTCGGTCTTTGAGCTTGTCCACCCCGTTAGTCCTCAGATGGCGCGTCCGCGCCATCTGAAGGTCCTTTCTGGGCGTGTTCGTCACCTTCGACAGCTCAGACACCAGCTGCTTCCTCTTTTTTCTTGTCAAAATATTCACCGCAGCTAAAAACCTTATCTTTTTACCCCCACAAGAGCCGAAAAAGGGTTTTAATTCAATTGGTCTCTTAACAGTTTTATTTTAATATTTTTTTTCTCAATGATAAGGTCTTTTTGATTCACAGATTTATCGAAGATAAATCTGTGTATATCCCCAATCACAGAAAAAATTGAAAACCCTTTGTAATTGGGATTGAACCGTATGAAATAGCATGCTAGCTCGCGTCGTATAAACTCTTCCCGCGTTTTCTCTGCGTTTGGATCTCTATATTTGTGGTCGTATTCGTCACACTCGATTACCAAGTCATACTCCTCGATATATAAATCCACCCGATACCGACCAACCTTAAATTGTTTGAACATCTTGAGATGAGAAAACGTTCTTTCGATAGCTTCTAAATGATCAATCTCTTTTCGCGGTACTATAGAAATGTTAAGGTTAAAAGCTCTAACAAGTTCACTTAAGGTATCTGGACCGCATATCTTACTTTTGTATACGAGTTGTTCTAACCCACTCGTATTTATGTACACGGTTTTCCCGTTGTTATATGTTAATGGTTCATTGGGTCCCACCAATTGAGACAATTCCTTTTTATGTTTTGATTTTACATGCGTTAAAACAGCCTTCTTAGAGCTTTTATATCCTAAAACGTTGCATACATCTTTGCCGCAAAAATAGGGGTCTTCGATGGTTCCTCCCAGCTTAATTTGGTGATCTCTGCCACCAACGGTAACAGTCATATACTCACGACACTTAGTTAAGTCAATTAAAGCATTCATCTTTATTATATGAAATTATATATTTAGTGAAAGTCTGAGTCTGATAACGGGTTGAGATAGGAGTGAGACATTCTTCTCTTTTCAAGAAAAATACCCTTTTTTCACGTTAATGGTCCATTAAACCTTTAAAATAAAAATGTTGATAAACTCCGCTGTTAGTTTTAAAGGTTTATCGAGCCATTAAACGTTGAATTAATTTTTGGGATAGGTACTTACCCACCCCTCCGAACGATGTTCGATCGCATTCGTTGTTGCTACAGAGTAAATAAATGAATACACACGATTCGGTCCGAACCTTCGAACCACACCACCAACCACCTTATTTGAAAGGCAGCGATCTGTTGTCGGTTGGGTTAATCCTGGCTCTGGCTTTTTCTCTGCTTTCGCAAGAACATAGACAAACTAAACTTACCATTAGTCAAGGACTAACAACAGTGTGGTTAATATACTCTATATACTATGAAGAATATATAGTTATGGTTATTTGTATCATTATTTTGTTATATAGTGTTTCAGGTTTCTAACATGGTTGAACATAGAAATGAAAATTAGTTAAAAACTTATAGCATAAATAAACTATGTCTAACCTTGAAGTTATGTCTCTTGAAACTATACCCTTGGGTCCGGAGGACCCAAGGTTAACCTTCCGCCTTTGGCGGAAGGGTATATCTATCACTAATGAAACCACTTTCTTGGGTGTCAAGATTGATACCGTTAACGGCTCTTCAGACCCACGAGTCAAGAAGGCACTCGAAGTAAGTGCGAGTCTCCTCGACATCCTGAAGTTCGTCGAAGTGACGAACTTTAAGCTCAATATGGTGATGTTTGACTATTTTTGGCAGGTAGTTGTTGGAAACCGTCGAGGACAGATGTACTCGACGGTGTTGAAGTGGTTTGGATACGATGGGGAAATACGTGATCAAAAACAAGCATTTATACGAATGCTTAAACGTAACGAGATCAACTATCACTCCGCCCGCAGGGCGGGCTACGTATGTTGGGCCTTCGGCCCAACG